CAGTTGCAGCTTCTAGTATTATTTGGTCACTAGCAGTTACACTTGATAAAGTGATTTGTGCTGAGTCCATAAAAACATAATACTGTTTTACGAACTCTACTAATAGTGGGTGATTTGCCTGTATATGGGCAGGTAACTGACGTGAAACTAAGTTACTTATTTTTTTGTCAAATTTTGCCATTTACTAACTCGCATAGTTTGTCGCTGTTGTGTATCCTATACCTGATGTTGTATCGTAATCATCAGCAGTTACAACCACAGTAGTATTTGTTTCATCTATTTCTATAACTTGATTACGAACTGGAACTACATCAACTGAATTAGGTACTACTGTTAGTCTAATGGTAGTAGAAGTGGCACCGTCAACATTACCAACCTCAGAAATATGTAAACTATTTAAAGTTATTTTTCCTGTTGTATAGTCTATTGTACCTTGTGTATTGTTTATGTAAACATTAACACCACCTGCGACATAATACAATCTTATATTACCTTGTCCGTCATCATTTAAAAAATAATCATTTGTAGTATCACCAGATACTTTAAACGAAGAAGAAGATAATATACCACCCATGTCTGAATTATGACCAGAGTGTGGATTATATAATGCGTTATTAAAACTAATTGTATATGTTGTTGAACTTGTTAGTGTAGCAGTAAATGATTTGTGTAATTTAAGTGTTGTGATGTTTGATAAAATACTATCGTCTGCTTTGTTTACAGTTTCAATAAATTTAGAGTGTCTAAACACTTGGTCAAATTCTTGTAAACTATCTGTATTGAAATTTGTTATTGCTGTTTGTACCAATGACTTAATACTTTCAGCTGTGTTAGTAGTTGACTTAGCGTCATACCTTATAGTTACAGTTGGTTGTATAAATGTTGTTTCTGGATCCTCAATTACAGGTGTGATACTTGCAACATTAAAATCTTTTAGTTGAGTTATAATATCTGACTTAGTTGCTTCTGTAAGTGTAGCACCAGCAACAGGATTGATAGAGATATATACTCTACCATAAACGGGTGTTTCATTATCTTCACCACCCCATACTTGAACTGATTTAGCATTTGAATAAATTGATTTAACTTTACTTTCATAGTCTTTCGCCGTTACTGCCCTATTTTGTGTGGCAAATTGTTTTGGTGCATTGAAACGAATACTTGCCGGACTTTCCGGGTCTGCACCGTTAACGCTGTTTGTGTTTACAGTTAAACTGACATCAGTAAAACCACCTACATTGCCAGATAATGCAAACGAACTAGCACCATTACTATCTGAACCATTAGTAACTATGTATATAAGTGAAACAATATTACCTGTTGATAATGCTTTACCTAAAACACCATCACCAAATACAACTTCATACTGTTCGTCTTCAGCACCTTCTAAAAAATAAATTGCTGATGTACTTGATACATCTGCTAAGTCTGTTGACAATGCATATGTTGTTGTAGTAGTATCAGTTGAACTGTTTTGAACTTTAACTAATAAAGTTGTTGTATCTGCCATATCATTCTTAATTAAGAAACGCTGATTGGCGTCTGTTGTGTTAACTGTATATTTGTTTGTAACTAAAGTACCTTCGTATAATTCTAAATTCTTAAATGTATAAACACCATCAACTGGTGTAATTGTAGTATCTTCTTTTACAATATAATTGTAAGACACACCTTCAACTGTAGATGTAAATGTTGTACCTTGAGAAGCAGTTAAAGTTGCACCAGTAGCGTTATTGACAACTAAGTTAACATCAGCATAAGGTGCTGTTGCACTTCTTGGTGTGTAACCTACATGTTTAGCATGTGAGACAATACTGTTTCTCATATCAGCACTATCTAAAAACATTTCATTGGCAAGAACATTGGCATAAACGCCGTTGTAGTGTGTGTTATATGCTAGAACATCAAGCAATGTATTGATTGTAGAACCGTCAAAGTCATAATCAGTAAATTGGTCTTGTTGTCTTAAAAATTTTTTAAGATTAGTTTTGATACTATCAAAATCTAAATCTGTTACTTCTAGTTTTTTGTTCGTTGCCATTATCTACTTCTTTCTAGTAGTGTAGTTAACTCTACCAACTCGCCTGGTATGTTGACTACATAAAAACTTATTGTTACATTGTAAGCATTTTGTGCCAGATTAGGAATTGCATTAACAGATACTAGTCTTGCTCTTGGTTCAAAGTTTACAATTGTTTCTTCTATTACTCTTGTTAAACTATTCGCTGTGATAGGATTCATTGGTTCAAATAATACTGCATTAACATTTGATCCTATCTCAGGATGAAAAGGTCTCTCAAAATGATTAGTTAATATAAGATTTCTGACAGATTGTTTCACTGCCTCTATGTCTTTCTTAACTATTATATCTTTAGTATTATCATTTCTCTCAAAAGATAATGCTAAATCCTTATATAATCTAACACTTCTATTTGAAGCATTAGTAGTTTGAGCGTCTCTATAACCTGATTGTGTAATAGCCATACGACTATTTATAAAGATTATCCAGCGTTTACGTTAGAACTTCCACCTGTTGCACTATTTGGCACCCAACTACCATGACCACCTGTTGCGTCACCACTCCTGTGAATACCCTTACCATTAACAAATACTGTAGAACTCGCACCTACGGCAGGGTCTCCACAAGAAGTGGCGTCACCTTTACGAATAGTTTTTGCACCATTAGTGTTGACATTAGGTGACCCACCTGTGTATGCTGTTTTGTGAAAAGGGTTAGGAGTAGGACTGGCATGACCAACATGACTATCTAAACCTGAACGTATAACTGGTTGACCCATTTATTATTTACCTTGTCCTTTGTATGCTTTAAAATCTCTTTTCTTACCCTTATTCATTGTACTAAAAGATACACCTTTGCGTTTACCTTGACTAGTCTTCTTAGGTGTTGAAACATGAGCTACAAATGATTTTGCTAATTTAGCCATTATCTACCTGCCTCTTTAGCCGCTTTAAGTGCCGCCTTCTTTGCCTCAATTATCTCCGCCTGCCTAACTTTTCTACCTAAAGGTAATTTTTGTACTAGACTTTCTTCTTTACCTTTTTTACTTAACCAGTAAACGTTAACTGTATCGCCGTCTTCTTTTCTATTTGCACTTGACTGATAAGACTTCACGGCTTTCTTATAAGACATTGCTTCTATTATTTTATCTTCTTTTCCATTATTAAAGGTAAACTCCCTCATTCTTGGCATAATTTATTCCTTTGGAGTACACTCCTCACATCTACAATGTTTACAAACTTCATACTCACTACCCTCATTGGTCTTCATTAAGGGTGTTCCACAATGAGAAGGATGACCACAGTTGTCGCAATTCATATTAACTCCTTTTTTTAGTTGATTTTTTTTTAGTTGATTTCTTTTTCTTCTTTGGTTTGACTTCCATGTCTTTCGTTAATACTAACGGTTTAGGTTTCCATAGACTATCTGTCATAGTCCATAATTTAGTTAAAAATCCCATAATATTCTCCTTTCAAAAAGAACAAATAGTGAACAAACCTGTGTCAGGATGTCGCACCTTGAAATAAAGTCAAAATAATGCTTGACTTTAAAGTATTTATGTGATAGGATATATCTATATTAAAAACGAAAGGTTATATTATGAACAAAATCCAACTAATCAAGGCTGGCATCCAACAACTGTCTTTAACTGAACTGAATGAACTTTCTAGTTTTATTAGTGATGTTAAAGTTATGAATGCTAAATCTTCTCTATCTGTAGGACAAAAAGTGTTTGTTGTACAAAAGACTAAAAAAACTCCTGGTGTAATTACTAAGATTAATCAATCTAGGTGTGTAGTAGATATGCTTGGTAGAAGTTATAGAGTACCAATGTCAATGTTGGAGGCGGCATAATGATAATTAAGATAGGTGATAAAGTTGAAATCTCCAAGAGAGGTATCAATAGAGACGGAATTATTACAGACATTTCTATAGGACTTACTACGTCAGACCCTGCTGGTGAGTTAGGTATCAAACTAAAAGAGTATGATACTGATATGGGTTACTTAGGTTCTATAGGTTATAAAGATGTAACATTTGGTGAAAGTGAAGGCGAATATTGGGCGTACTTTGACCAAGTGATAACACCAACGAAAGGAGTTGTTGCTGATATGTGATAGATATAAGACCTAACGGTTTTTATCCTGTGGGGCGTTGTACAGACGTATAGGTGAAACCTCAAGTATCTTTGAAATAAAAGTGAGAGTGAGTAATCTGTCTAGCACTATGGGACAGGCAACATAGAACATTTAAATGTTCATACAAAATACAAAAAGGACATCCAAGTACCTTTGAAACAAAAGTGAGGATGTCCTTTTTTTTTATTTTAATCTATTCAACTACAGCAGGTGTTGTCGCTGGCATTTCAATTGTAACTTTTGGTAAAGGTACATTATCTACTAAACTAGCGGCGTCTTCGCCATAGTGGTGACCAAGAGTAAACGCTACTATAACTATAACAACGTATATTAATTTCTTAATCATTTAATTTTCCTTTTTGTTATGCTTTGTATCTCGCCCAAAAATTGGAAGCGACCCAAGCAATTAAACCCCACTTAACTACTGTAAGTGGTGCCATAACGCCTGTAAAAAGCACTACAGCTAATAAAAGCAAACCGTAATCTTTCCATGCGTCAATATTATTAATCCATTTTTTCATTAGATTTCTCCTTTGTACAATGTGATTGATTTTAGATGGATGATAGTCCTGTGGACTGTATTATTAATCCACCTATTATTGTTATGGCGTATGCCATTAGTACGACTTCTAACATATGTTTTTTCCTCGTAGTATTATTTATAACTTTCATCATATTGAGCCGTATATATTTCATCAACTTGTTCTTGTGTTTTTAAAACATATGCTCCTATATGGGTGTAACCATTTAACTTTGCCCATATAATTCTTCTACCACCTGCCTGCCATTTACGATATACTTCATTCATTTTTCGTACCATTACAGGATGTTTCATACCATTTTCTGCCATATCATCAAATAATTTTTTATAATTAATACCTTGACTATCTGCATAAACAGTCCAACTGCCTTGTACTTTGTCCCATTTAAAAGTTACTTCTTTCAAATCTAATATTTGATACAAGTCTGGGTGGGTAATTTCTTTTGCGTGTAATATTTTTTTAGTCATTAAAACAAAATGCGATATGATTATACTCCTCGCTTGAGAGTTTAGGTTTATATTGTTCGTGTACTCTATTGTACAAAGTATTGAGTTCAGTTATATAACTTACATAAGTGTCCTTATTGACCAAACTATTATAGACAATACACTTACCTTGTTTCTTTAACCAACGATTGTCTAACATCACTTGACCATCTGCGTCATACACATCAACAATCACTACATCATAGTTATGTACTTCATGTATATAGTCATGGACATCACCTTGTATAATACGAAGGCGTTTTGACTTTGGTAAATTAAATTCTTTGTGTGCAACTTCTATGACTTCAGGATTTATTTCAACGGTGTCTATGTGTACATCTGGAAAAGAATTGTATATTTCTGTATGTAAATTACCTGCACCAAGACCCAATAAACAAACATGTTGTATATTTTCTACATGTGAAAACACTTTCATTATTTCTTTCATATACAATAAAGATATTTTTCCAGACGCATTAACACGACCTTGTATAAACTTATTATTAAAGAGCATAGACTTATAGTCTTTTGTTTTTCTTACTTCAATCATTTTAAATATTCCTCATTCGCTGTAAAGTTAAAAACTTTTTCCCATTGTGTTTGATTTTCTACATGGTAACAATCTATGTGTGTGTACCCTTTTGATTTAGCATACCATACTCGTTGATGTCCGACAGATACTTGGTATGCGTTCCAAGATATGATGATAGGGTGTGTCATACCATGTTCGTCTAAACTTTCAAATAACTTTGATAGATTGTGTTTTTGTTTATCGTTTGGATTATCGTAATCTGTTTTGTTGCCGAGCATACTCAGATTGTAGACCTTGTGTATTTCTGGAAACTCTATGTGTTTGGCCGAAAGGTGTTTCATAGGTGGTTAAGGTTGGTGGTCTGAAATGCAAGCATGCT